CGCTCGAGCTGGCGGATTTTTTCGAGGCGGTCGCGGGCGATGGTGATGAGATGGTCGCGGTCGGCTTGGGCCTCGTTGCGTTCGCGTTCCAGCTGGCGGGCGAAGTTGGCGCTGACCTTGCCGGTGCTGCATTCAAACGGTTTCTTCAGCTTGCTAATGGAGCTGAACGTCGTCACTTGGGCGTCTGTTTCGGACGTATCGCTGAGGTGGCTCATTGTAGGTCGAATTCGACGGCGGCGAGGGCGGCTTCGCGGGCGTCCAGGGCGAGTTGGTTGCGCGGGGTGCTGAGGCGCAGGGCGTAGACCAGGAGGGCGACCTGCTCGGCGGCGCGGTCGTAAAGCCGGGCAAGCTCGAGGGCGCTGGGTGCGGGGCTGGTGCCGGTAGGAAATTTGTCGTAGGGGACAAACTCGACGCGGCCGAGTTGGTGCGCGGGCATGGGGTTCATGGGTGTGAAGGGGTTGTCCCTGCCTGTTTCATGCGGTGCACAATATTGTGGCGGCCGGTCGGCGGATCTCCCGCCGCACCATGGGTCAGGGGCAAAGTGTTCATGCGTAGGGGCCCCCTCCGTCGTCGTCGAACATGACCAGGAGAATCATGGCGGTGAGGGCGATGAGGGCGGTGTAGGCCAGGAAGCTCGCGGGCGTCATGTGGGCTCCTTCTCGGCAAGGGCGATGGCGGCGAGGATCTCGTGACGGAGGGACTCGGGGATGTCGGACCACTGTGCGTAGGGCATGGCTTCAGCCGGCGCGTCGGGATAAAGGGCGACCAGGGCGGCGTGCCAGACGTCAGCGGGCGGGCCCCCTGTTTCTTTTTTTTGCGAATTTCCGGAGACGAGGCCGTGACGCTTGCAATGGGCGGCGGCCCGGGTCAGCTCGGTCGACCAGTTGTTCAGCAGGGTGGCGAGGTCTTTCCGGCGGTAGTCGTCGCGGCTGGCGATGACGTCGCAGTAGTAGGATTCGAGCTGGCGCCATTCGTCGTCGGTCGTGTCGGCAACGGCGGCGCGGGCGGTCTTCCAGGCGCGGGCCAGGCTACGATCGAGCGGAGTGCCGGGGCGCATGCGGAAGATGGCTTTGGCTCGGAGGAGGCTGGGATCTTCCACGCCGGAGGGCGCGACTGACTCGTCCCCGCTTGCGGGGACTATAGGGGTATCCCTTCCCTTCCCTGTTCCATTCCCTGTTCCCTGATCCTGCGTCGATTGATCAGCGAGGACTCGTCGATCGTTCGTCGAGGATTCGACGAGCGCATATTGCTTGAGGCGAGAGGGTTGCGGACGATCAACTCTTTGGTGCTTGCGGAAGTTCGCCACGCGTCCAATCGGCCGGTCGGGACTGCCGCAGAGGTCGATCCACTCGCTGCGCGAAAGCTCGTCGAGCATTCGTCGAACATTCGACGAATCTTCGCGGAAGAGGACGGCGCCGCGGATGTAGTCCGGATCGGCGTCGAAGTAGCCTTCGTCGTCGGCAAGATTCAATAGGCCGAGGGCGAGGATGCGGGTGTCGTAGGCCAACCGGCTCATGACGGGGTGGACCCAAAATTCGGGTTTTACTGTGCGGATGCGCATGGCGGGGTCTTTCTTTTCGATTGAGGGATGGTGAAAGGGCGACGGAAGGGGTTGCCCCAGACGATGCCGCGGCGTTTGGCCCAGGCGTCCAGGGCGCGATTAAAGCCGACGCAGTCGAGCTGCTCGTAGCCAACCGTGCCGGGTTCGATTTCTATGGGGAAGCGGTTCATTTTTTTCATGGCCGGCGGGCCAGGCGCTCGAGGATGGACTTCCAACCGAGATAGCCGACCAGCTGCTGGCGGCCGTCGCTCTCGCGGGCCACGTCGGGAGCTTTCGCGGCGGTGGGTTTAGGGTCAGTGCTGTTGGTGGCCATGGTAAATTTGCCTTTCGTCTTTGGTCATCGGGCGCAGGAAGTGGACGCGGTAGAGGCCTTCGACCAGATCCATGACGTCGCGGTTGCAGGGGACGCAGAGGGCGCCGATGTCGTGCACAAAGGCGGCTTCGCGGGTCTTGCCGTATTCGGCGCAGAGGATGCAGTCAGGGGCGTTCATGGGCGGAGGGCAACGGTGCGGTGATGGGCGGCTTCCCAAGAGCCGGTGTCGTTAATCTGGACAGCAAACTTTTCGCCAGCGCGGTAGAAGGCGCTGTCGCGGACGGCAACGTTGATCATCCCGGCCTTGCCCTCGAGCTCGCAGCCGAGCAGGCGGCGGTTGAAGTGATGGCGCCGCACCGTGGCATAGATGGCAACGTCGTCATCAAGCTCTTCGACTGGAACCTCCGGCGCGGGGCCTGGCTGCCACAACGGGGCGTCTTCGGGCGGCTCAGGCACTTCGACGGCAAGACGCTCTGCCTTCGCGTGGCGCCGCAGGCGCAGGGCCTCAGCCATTTTGCGGATGCCCTCCGGGGTCAACACGCGGAGCCCCCCTTCTTTTTTTTGGAAATCGGAACCTTCTTCGAGGGAGGCTTCCGGGGTGATGAGGCCGGTGTTGGGCCCCCCTTCTTTTTGGTGCGTTTGCATAAAGTCGTGGCGGCGGGCAACCCCCCAGCTGCACCGCCGCCTTCCACATCGCCGCCCTTGCCTCGATCGCCGGCGCCCCTTGTATGTTCGCCAGCAACCGATGTAGTTGCGTCTTCTGTAGAATGGGCCCTTTGCCCAAAATTCTGGTTTTCAAGATCAATCATCCCGGGGGCATGCGTTTCGACACTGGCACCCCCTCCCCCCCCTTCACCGGCCGGGCACCCATCCGTACCCACCGCACCCGGTTCCACGACTGCCAGGGCCCGAGGAGTGGCCCGACCCGACCCTCTGCCAGTGTCCAGCACGGCCAGAACATCTGATAAGGTATCAGACCCACCGCCCAGCAGCGCCGGCGCCGCGGCCTCGAGGCCGGCCGCCTTTTGTCCAGCCGTTCCCGCGGGGACACCCATTGAAACCACCTCAAACTCCGCATCCACGACAGGCAGAGCATCAAGGTACGCCTGCACCTGGTCGGGCTTGACCTCCACCCGCTCCACCCGGCTGGTCGCCTCGCCAGCTAACAGCGCATATTTGTCCACCATTACCGCGGCCGTGATCGCTGCATCTTTCGCGTTCTTGAGATCCGGGATCAGCTCGATGACCTTCTCGACCGACAGCCGCCGCGCCGTCCCCAGCAGCTGCATCAACTCCTTTTTATCTTGCTCTATAGAAATGCCCTCGCGCTCCCTGACCGCAACGACCGTATTCCGGCTGACACCGAGCGCCCGGGCCGCGGAAGAGATGCTTAGGCCCTCGGCCGCCATCCGAACGATTGCCGAGTAAATGCCTGGCCGATCCCGGAACAACCGCTCACCGGTGAACTCACCAGCTCGAGTCAGTCTTTCAGTGGCTTCCTTTTCCTCATCAGAAAAAAAAGGAAAGGGCGGGGCGGCGCGATCCGCCAGGGCGGCCGCCTGGATGAGAGACGGCGTCGAGCTCATGTTGACACGCTCCGCCGGATCCGCCGGCCGACTCGCTGCGACTCGAGCCAGGCCACCGCGGCCTGCTCCGAGATCAGCGCCCTGGCGCCCACCCGGTAGTGCTCGAGGTCGCCCGAGCTCAGCGCCCGGACGATCGTGCGCCGGCTCACGGTCAAATGCCCAGCCAGACCGGCAATCGAATACACTTTCGGTAGCACTTGCGATGATTCTTGCACCATAAAAAAAGAAAAAAGGGGGGGACTAGGCCGGTTGGACGCGGCAGCAGTCGAGCGGCAGATCGTGCTCCGCCGAATATTTGACCAGGGCGCCGGCCGCCGTTTCCGCCCGCACGACTTCACGCCACGGCCCGGATAACCGGCAAAACCCATACACCAGCCAGCGCCGCGCCGAGCTCGAGGAGCTCCGGCCCAGGCTCCGGCCGCGTGACTTCGTGCGGCAGTTCATCGACGGCCACCCCTTCCCAGGACGCGCTCGAGCTCGACGAGGAATCCCGCGGCAGCGCCGACAAAGCAGAACCAAAAAAATAGCAGCGCGGCCGCGTCGCTCATTTGCTCGACTCCTCTTCCAGCGCCGCAACCAGCAATTGCCTCACCCAGGACGACAACGACACCCCACGAGCGCACGCGCAACGCTGCGCCCGTTTCAAAACATTAGCCGGCAACGACAACCCGGTCGGCTTGCAACGCTCCGCGGGGTTCTTACGTCGGTTCGGCATGGCGGAAACAATTACTAACAGTTAGTAATGGTTCCAAGCGAAAAATACCAAGAACACCCCACCAGCGAAAACTTGTTAAACTTTCGCCGTCGTGCTGTCTGTTGCAGCTAGCGATGAACCCCAAGAAAGCGCCCGGCACCAAGAGCAAGCCGGCCGGCATATCGCTCGAACCCGCCCTCACTGAAGCCGCCCGCCGGATTGCCCGCCGGCAAGGCTTCGTCAGTCTCTCCGCCTACGTTCGGCACGTTCTCACAGCCGCCCTCCACGCCGCCGGCGAAAGCCTCGAGACTCCACCGGCCGCCGCCCGAAAAAATAAATAAAACTTTCTCTTGACTGCTAACGAGCGCACGCTATATTTCACCACGTAGCCCGGCATCCCGCCCAGCTACAACAACCAAAACCCGGACGAGCCGACCGGATAAAAAACGGGCAAATCCAACAATGCAAAACCTCGAGCAAGCAGACCTCCTGACCATGCGACCCATGGTCGAAGCGAAAATCGTCACCACCCGCGTCTGCGAGCCCATCGCACCCGCCGGCGGCAGCCCCGAGAAAATCGCGGCCGCCTGGGAATCTCACGTCACCACGGCCGGCTGGTATGGCGCTGACCGGGAGCACCTGGTCGCGTTCGGCATGGACACCCGCCACAACATCACCGAGCTGTTCTTGATCGCCATAGGCAGCTTGAACGAATGCATCGCACACCCCCGCGAAATCATGCGGCCCGCCGTTATTGCCGGCTGTTACGCCCTAGCTTTGTTGCACAACCATCCCAGCGGCGACCCAACCCCCAGCGAAGCAGACCGCGTCCTCACCCGCCGCATCCGCGAATCCGCCGAAATTTTGCAGATCCACCTCCTCGACCACGTCATTATTGGCCGGCCCCAAGGCACCGCCCCCGGATATTTCAGCTTCCGCGAGCACGGCCTCCTTTGACCGCCCGACCCTGCCCGGGACACGCTCCCGGGCAGCACGGACGGCCACCAGGCTAACCAACACAACAACCAAAACGGACGAGCCAACCGACCAAACGGGCAAAACACAACATGACCAAACAAAACGCATCACACAACACCGCCACCACCGCCGCGCAACTCGAGCGCCTCAGCCATTTTATCGGCCGAAGCCAGCGCCAAGCGATCCGCTACGGCCTGGCCGGTGAAGAAGGCGGGCACTTCGCCGACATCCTGGCCGAATTCTGTTCCATCGTCGACGCCATGCCCAAACCCTACGACACCGAAAACCAAGGCGAAAACGCCATGGTGCATCTGCATTATTTCAAAGGCGGCTGCGATTGGTGGATCACCGAACGCGACAGCAGCGCCCAGCAACTGCAGTCCTTTGGTCTCGCCTCATTAGGCTACGAGCCCGAGCTAGGTTATATCAGCATTGATGAGCTGCTCGCCGCAGGCGTCGAGCTCGATCTGTATTGGACGCCGCGCCCGCTCGCCGACATCCTCCAAGCGCAATCCGCTTGACTTCCGACACTGGCCCCGTCTTGCATGGGGCCAGCACGGAGAGCAATCACGCTATCCAAAACCCGGACGAGCCGACCGGATAAAAAACGGGCAAGTCCAACAATGCAAACATACAAAGAAAACGGAACTGAAG